GAAGCAAGAGAGCAGTTAGGTTATGAGCCAATAGATGGTGCTGATAGTCTATTAGTTCCTGCAAATCTGATGCCATTAAACGTGGCAACAGAAGAAACAACAGAAGAAGAAGACAGAGACGAGAGTATTCGAGAAGAAGAAGTTCCTCAAGAGCTGCAGGACGACGATAATGAAATCATTGAAAACGACAACGACACTGACGAAATAATCAAGGCGATATCGGATATTAACACTACTCCAACCGATGGTATGGCTGAAGAGGCTAAGAAAGGTTTGGAGTGGAGAAAAGAATTTGGAAGAGGTGGAACTAGGGTTGGCGCGACAAGAGCAAATCAAATTGTAAATAAAGTTAATCTATCACCTAGCACAGTTAGAAGAATGTTTAGTTTTTTTTCAAGGCACGAAGTAGATAAACAGGCAGAGGGTTTCAGACCTGGCGAAAAAGGTTACCCATCTAATGGAAGAATTGCTTGGGCACTTTGGGGAGGAGACGCAGGTTTCACGTGGTCTAAGAAAGTAAGGGATCAGCTAAACAGAGAAGCAGATAAGTTTTATGAATTAGACATAGAAGAAAAACAAATAACTGCAGCTATAAAAGCCGGTCTCACAAAAAAAGTTGAGGATCACAATGAAAAACATGGCGACAAGAAAGGCAAGAGAGTGACATTAAGAATGTTGTCAGCTGTATTTAAGAGGGGAATAGGCGCTTACAGAACAAATCCCGGAAGTGTTAGACCAAGCGTAAGATCAGAAGAACAATGGGCTTATGCGAGGGTCAATGCGTTTTTATACGCAGTAAGAACTGGAAGATTTAGGAGAGGGAAGTTTGACTTGGATTTATTGCCTAGCGGACACCCTTTAGCAACATGAGCATAGAATCAAGATTATTTATAGAAAGAAATCCGAAGACCGAAGAGTATCAAGTTAAGATAGTCGTAGGATTATTTAATGATAAGCAAGACGCTTTAAACCACGCATCTTATATCGCTATAACTAAAAGTATAGACTTCAGTATAGAGCAGCTTAATGAAAGTATGTTAGATATTGAAGACTTAATAATACCAATAAACACAACATTACATTAGGAGGATAAAGATGGTAGTTAAAATATTATCGGGACATTATACAGCGACAGTAGGAAATAGTTCTGCAACAAGCGGTGCAATAACTTTACCTGAGAATAAAGTTATGATTACTTGTACAGTAGCAACTTTTATAAGTATCAACGCTGCATCAGGAACAGCAGCAGATACTGACGATGTTATACTTATGCCGAACACAAATTACTTTTTAACAGTGCCAACAGGATATTTCTTCTCTCACTTGAGAGTAGGTGGTTCTGATGGAAAAATATCTGTTGTACCAGTACAATTAGGCGGAACAGTATAGTAAATGTTTTTTAACTCTAAACAATTAAAATTATTTAAGGGGGTCAAAGAAAGAGTTTGGCATCAGCAAAATAATTTAAGAAAGCCATTCGAAAAACAATGGCGTAACGCATTGAAAAATTTCTTCAATGAATTAGCTTCTGGTGTAAAGGAAGCGTACAGAATGCGTAGTCAAATCATGCTTGACTTTGAGATGCGGAAACAAGCTGACACGTTGAAATTAATTTTTAGAGTACAATATACTATGATAGGAAACGCATTTAAAGATTATGCTTTGGGTAGATTATTTCTATCAAAAGCATTTGATGAAGATTTTGATAAAGCACTGCGAGAGTTTATAGACGAAAACACTGCAGTATGGGTGACTGAGATAGATGAAACCACAAGAAAAAGAATGGCTAAGGTTATTTCAAATTCTTATAATGATGGGTTATCTACTGAGGAAACAGGAACAGCTTTACGAAATATGATTTTAGGCATGGGTGCATATAGAGCAAACCTTATTTCTAGAACTGAATCTCATAGAGTTGCATCATTTGCTAATGAGCAAGTTGCAGTAAATATGAATATTTCAAGAACACAGAAAGAATGGATAGCTATACAAGATGCTCGTACTAGACTTACACACTCTATCGCGTCAGGTCAAACTGTGCCTTTAGAGGAAAGATTTGTTGTTGGTGGTGACAGATTAAAATATCCTGGAGACCCGAGAGGTACTCCAGCAGAAACAATTAACTGCAGATGTGCTGTAATTTACAGGACACCTGACTTTCAATAGGAGAAACAAAATGGAAATAATAATAGGAATTATAATCGGTATTGCATTATGCAGATCAAATGACAAATACAAATGGTTCACGAACTGTTGCAATAAGGTTATGAAAAAAGTACAAGGTAAATAATGCCACTAGTCAAACCAAAAGATAAAGAGAAACGAGAGGATTTCATGTCAAGATGTATGCGTGATGAAGTAAGCACCAGCGAATATCCCAATGCTGATCAAAGACTTGCAGTATGTAGTTCTCAATTCAAAAAAAATAATAAGGAGGAATATTCAATGAGTGATATTGAAAAGATGGGAGATGCTATAAAAAGTCTAACAGATGTAATCTCTAAAGGTAAGTATGGTGATGGCTCAAATGCTAAACCGAAGAAACCAGAATCAGAAGCATTCATAGGCACAAGTGCTATGGAGGAAGATGAAATGGAAAAAGAATCAAGAGCAGAAGATATGTTCGACAATCAAGCTGATGCTAGAGCAAAAGCAAAAGAGATTGGTTGTGTGGGAACACATTCTATGGACAAAGATGGTAAAACTATTTATATGCCATGTGGCACACATGCGGCTTATGAAGAAGCTATCAGCAAAGGTTATGGCTCTGAAGAAGAAGAAGACAAGTATCATAAAAAACCAAAAAAGAAACCAATGAAAAGTGTATGTGTTTGTGATGGTGATGGTAGTTGTCAATGTGATACAGAATTAAAACATTTAACATTTGAATCTGAAATTAAGTCAGATGCAAAAGGTATATTTACAGGTTATGGTTCTATCTTTGGAAACGAAGATCAAGGTAATGATGTAATGAAAAAAGGTGCATTTACTAAATCATTAACTAAAAGACCAGCATCAAAAGTTAAAATGTTATACCAACATAAAACTGATGAGCCTATCGGCATATTTACAGATATGTACGAAGACAACAAAGGTTTATATGTTAAAGGACAACTAGCTATGGGTACTCAGAAAGGTCGTGAAGCATACGAACTTTTAAAAATGGGTGCATTAGATGGTATGTCAATAGGATTTAAAGCAGACCCTGACAAACAAGGATACAATGAAAATAAGAGAGGAGTTAGAACTCTTAAAGAAGTTGACCTCATGGAAATCAGTTTAGTAACTTTCCCGATGAATGAAAGTGCATTAATAGAAACTGTTAAAGGCAATGCTAAAAATATTCGAGAGTGGGAAAAAATCTTGCGAGATGCAGGAGGACTTTCTCGGACAGAGGCTAAGATTGGTGCGAAAGCATTATCTGAATCTTTAAACCAGCGAGATGCTGAAGATAAACAATCGTTGGCGGATTTAATTCTCAAAGTCGCTAACAAACTTAAACAATAATAAGAGGAAACAATTATGGATAATAATGAAGTAAAATCTGCGATTGAAACTCTTGGTCAAACTTTTGAATCTTTCAAAAAAACAAATGATGAAAGATTGAAGCAAGTTGAAGCAAAAGGTACTGCTGACCCGATCACTGAAGAAAAGTTATCAAAAATCGAAGCCGATTTAGATAAGTTTGCTGATCTGGAAAAAGGTATCAAAGCTAATGCTGATGCTACAAAAGATAGCCAAGACACAATGGCTAGATTAGAAACTATTATATCAAGACCTGATTTTGGCAAGGGTTCCCCTGTGGAATCTAAAGCACAAAAGGTTTTTGATGCATGGTTAAGAAAAGGCAAAGATGCTATGAGCCCAGAAGAAGTTAAAGTTCTTACTGTGGCAAATGACAATACTGCTGGTTATCTTGCTCCACCTGAGTATGTGAGAGAAATAATCAAAGGGATTGTTGAAATCTCGCCTGTAAGATCACTCGCTAGAGTAAGATCAACAACAAACAGAAGCATTCAAGTTCCAAAAAGAACTGGCGAATTTGCAGCGCAATGGGTTGCAGAACAAGGTGCTAGAACAGAAACTACTGGATATTCAGTTGGCTTGGAAGAAATTCCTGCACACGAATATTACGCAATGGTAGATATTTCTGAACAGGAACTAGAAGATAGTGTTTTCAATTTAGAAGCTGAAATGAACGCAGAGTTCGTTGAACAGTTTGCTAAAGCTGAAGGTGCTGCTTTTGTAAATGGTAATGGAGTTGGCAAACCTCAAGGATTACTACAAAACGCAAATGTAAATAATGTTGCGAAAGGTGGTGCTGCTTTGGATGCTGATTCTTTAATCGGTGCTGCGCACAATGTAAAAGCTGAATACACAAGAAATGGTACATTCTTAATGAATAGATCAACTGTTTCTGCTGTAAGAAAGCTGAAAGATGGTGCTAATCAGTATGTATTCCAACCTGGATTATACCAGATGGGAGTAGGCTCTAACATTTTGGGACACCCAATTGTTGAAGCAACTGATATGCCTGATGTAGCAGGTGGTGCTAAACCAGTTCTATTCGGTGACTTTAGAAGAGGTTACATGATAGTTGATAGAATTAATCTGTCAATTATGAGAGACCCTTTCACACAAGCATCAAGTGGAAATGTTAGATACCTAGCAAGAAGAAGAGTTGGTGGTCAAGTAATATTGCCAGAAGCTCTTACAACAATCACAACTTAATAATAGGGAGGATATAGAAAATGTTTGATTTAAAAAGTAATATTAAATTAGAAACTTCGTTAGCACCTATTTTAAAAACATCTGATGTTAATGGAACTGGTATAGACCTTAAAGGTTTCAGTTCTGCAGCATTGATTGTTAATTGTGGTACTAATGGGGATACTTTCAGTTCAACTGTAAAAACAAATCTTCAGATAGAGCATTCTGATGACAACTCAACTTTCACAGATGTCACTTCTAATACAGATGTGACTGGTGGAACTGTTGATTCATCAGGAACTTTTATGACGATAGATGCAGATGGAGAAATGAGTAAAACTTATGGAATAGGATATGTTGGAGGCAAAAGATATATAAGATTCGTTCTTGATATAGTCGGAACGCATTCTAATGGTTCTATCTATGGGGCAGTAGTTGCTAAAGGAACACCAAGAAGTGGTCCAGTAACTTCTGACGCAAACGCATAATCTTAAATAGATTAATTCTGTGGGCGATCCTGCCGAGAGGTATTTCGCCCATAGACACAAAATTTTAAAAGGAGGAAACATTATGAAGATAAGAATGAATCAAAGTATAAAAGCAAGTGCTGATGCAGAGGGTTCAACTACAATGATATATGAAGCTGGTCAAGAATATGACATGACTACAAAAATGAATATTGCTACTATATTATTGAATGGTGGACAGGCAGAAAAAGCAATAGCTAAAACAGAAAAAAAAGTTATTACAAAAGTAGAAAAGAAAACTAAAAATATTGTAAAAAAAATATTTGGAAAAAAGAAAAAATAAGGATTAAACAATGAGTGGATTAAAAGTACACACAGCTTGGACTACTTCAGCAGTAGCTACATCAGACCAAAAATCTTTTATGAGAGTAGATTTTAGTGATGATGATGCATTAATTGGTGAACTTATAAAAGTTGCACAGAATAATGTAGAGGAATATACTGGTAGAGCAATCACTCAACAAACCTTACAACTTTTTTTAGATAGATTACCATATTACATAGATGAAAAGTTAAGGGAGGGTGTTTATACTGCACCTGATATTAATTACAGTGCCGATTATATAGTTCTCCCTAAACCACCAGTAGCAAGTATTACACATGTTAAATATTATGCTAATGATAATACTGCTTCAACTTTTGCGGCAAGTAATTATTTTAGTGATGTAGACTCTACACAAGCTAGAGTAGTTTTAAAGAATGGAGTTAGTTGGCCAACCTTGACAGAATTAAGGCAAGGTAATGCTTATGAGGTTCAATATGTTGCTGGTTATGGTAACAGTGCAAGTGACGTACCAACACCTATAATTCAGGCAATAAAATTATTGACTACACACTTATATGAGAATAGAGAACTAGTAACTCAAATGAGTGCTAATACTATTCCCTATACAGTTGGTCAATTACTACAACCATATAGAGTTATTAGATTAAATAATATATTAGGAGGATAAATGCCAAGTGTATCTAATATAGGAAAGTTAAGAAATAAAATTACAATACAGAATACAAATTTAACTACTGACAATATGGGTGGTTATACAACAGCAAGATCAGCACATATAACTGCATTTGCTAAAATGACACCGAAAAGTGGTAAGCAAATATTTACAGATAAGACAGGAAGACAGGTTGAGAATCCTCACACATACGAATTTTTGATTAGATATAGAGATGGCATAACTACAACAATGCGCATCTTGTTTGGCACTAGAACTTTTGATATAATAAAAATAAATGATCAGAATGATTTTAAAAATTATATCACAATAGAAGCAATAGAAAATGTAGGTACATAATGGATATAACATTTAATGTAAAAAATTTAAAGAAAGTGATGTCACAA